GACTAGTGAAAAAAGTTTTGCTAGTCCTGCTCCTGATGATGGTTCTATTGAAGTAGCGGGTGGAGGTTTCTTTGGTCAGGTATTAGATACTGATGGTAGAGAAAAATCTGACGTTGACCTCATTAAAAGATATAGAGATATTTCTCAGCAATCGGAGTGTGATACTGCGATTGAAGATATCATCAATGAGGGTATTGTTGCTAATCAGGAAGATGTTCCTGTGCAAATTTCTTTAGACAGAGTACCATTTTCAGATAAAATTAAACGTAAAATTAGAGAAGAGTTTGAAGAAGTACTAAGATTGTTAGACTTTAATGTAAAGGGTCATGACATTTTTAGGCGTTGGTATGTAGATGGCCGATTATATTATCAAAAGATCATTGACAATAAGAATCCACGTAAAGGTATATCTGAATTACGTTATATTGAAGCTACAAAGATTAAAAAAGTTAGAGAAAATGATAAGTATATAGACCCTAAAACTGGTATTGAAATGATCAAGAAAGTAAATGATTATTTTGTATATAGTGATAAAGGTATACAAAGTGCTGGTATGACAGGAACAGGTGCAAATCAAGGCATTAAAGTTGCAGCTGATTCTATTGCATATGTGCCTTCTGGGATAATTAATCAAAACACAGGAATGGTAATGTCTTATCTACATAAGGCTATCAAACCTGTTAATCAATTACGTATGATCGAAGATTCATTAGTTATCTATCGTATCTCACGTGCGCCTGAAAGACGTATCTTCTATATTGACGTTGGTAATCTACCAAAGGTTAAAGCAGAACAGTATCTTAAAGACGTTATGAATAGGTATCGTAACAAAATGGTATATGATGCATCTACTGGAGAAATCCGTGATGATCGTAATCATATGTCTATGCTTGAGGATTTCTGGTTGCCACGGCGTGAAGGTGGTAGAGGTACAGAAATTACAACTTTGCCAGGCGGTTCTAATCTTGGAGAGATTGATGACATTAACTACTTTCAAAGAAAATTATACCGTTCACTTAACGTGCCGATTTCACGACTCGAATCTGAATCAGGATTCTCTTTGGGTCGATCTACAGAAATTACAAGAGATGAACTCAAGTTTACAAAGTTCGTTCAGCGGATTCGTAAGAAGTTCACTCCCTTATTCACAGACGTTCTCAAAACCCAATTACTCCTTAAAGGTGTCATTGCCGTTGAAGATTGGCCAGCAATACAAGAACACATTTCATATGATTTCTTAGAGGATGGTCATTTTGCAGCTCTTAAAGAGTCAGAGTTGTTGGAAGATCGTATTAATCAGTTGGGTTCTGTTGAACCGTATATTGGAACATTCTTTAGCAAAGAGTATGTTTTGAAAAAAGTATTGCACATGACTGATGCAGATATTGACCAAATGCGTGATCAGATTAAGAAAGAGACAGAAACCGATCCAATGGATGGTGGAATTATTCTACCGCCAGGTGGAGATGGTATCAATCGTATTCCTGTCGGGCCAGGTGAAGAACCTATTGATCCGAAGATGTCTGCCGCAGATAGAGTTAAACTATCCGTGGGCGGTGTAGACCCAGACGATCCAGAACACGATGGTAAGCCAGATGACGCAACAAAATTTGATAAAGGAGATAAATAATGAGTAGAGATTTCGTAGATTCAGTACTGAGCGGTGATAATGCTAAAGCACAAGATGATTTTAAAGCATCAATTTCAGACAAAGTTGGAGAAACTTTAGAAGTAAAACGTAGAGAATACGCAAAAACTTTTGTCAGTACACTACCACAGACAGTGGAAGACGATGCTTGAGTTCAATAATTTATACGAATCTACAGTTGTAGAGAAGGATGAGCATAGGAAATCCAAACAATTTAAGAAATTATCACCTAAAATGCGTAACGCTGTAGATGATATTTTTAAAATTATGGATTCTAAACCCTCAGATTTCCTAAATAGTTTCGAAAAAACAATCACAGATGTTTCAAAAAAATTTAAAGTTCCTGAGAAAGAATTGATGAATTATTTTGAAAAAGAAATGTTATCAATCTAAGGGAGTAGATAATGGCCATTGTAACACAGACATTAGTAGATTCGGACTTTGAGCTTGTGACAAAGCACACAATTTCTGGAACAAATGCAACTGCCTTAAAGGTAGTAGACGTTTCAGAAGTTGCTGGTGCTGCCACTGCTCCTAGAGTATCTATCGTTGCTTGTCAGTGGACGGTTAGTTCAGTGACAGAGATTGAATGGGACGCTACAACAAACGTAACTGCACTTACACTAAATGGTAATGGTGCTTACAACGGTAGTGGACAATCTTTACCTTCACTAGCAAATAATGCTGGTAGTGGTATTACTGGTGATATCTACATCGAAAATGATAGTGCATGTGTAGGTACTATTATTTTAAAAATGAAAAAAGTATCAGGTTTTGATAACATAAGTTAGGAAAATGACATGGAATCAATAAAATTATTTTCAGAAGCCGTAGAAGAAGTAGAATATATTACCGAAGCAAAAGAAAACGGTGGTAAGAACTACAAGATTCGTGGCATTTTCCTACAAGCAGATATTAAAAATCGTAATGGACGTATATATCCAATGGAAGTACTTGAAAAAGAAGTCAGTAAGTATAATAAAAACTTTATAGAAGAAAAAAGGGCATATGGGGAGCTCGGACACCCAGACGGCCCAACAGTGAATTTAGAAAGAGTTTCACACCTAACTACAAGCTTAATGCGAGATGGAAAGAATTTCATAGGAGAGGCAAAGATAATGTCTACACCTATGGGAGAAATTGTGAAATCCCTTATGGATGAGGGATGTAAATTAGGTGTATCGAGTCGAGGGATGGGAAGTTTACAACAAAAAGGTGGTGCAAATTACGTCAAAGATGATTTTTACCTTGCTACCGCCGCAGATATTGTTGCTGACCCTTCCGCCCCTAATGCCTTTGTTGAGGGTGTTATGGAAGGAAAAGAGTGGGTTTGGAATAATGGCGCACTTGTAGAATCACATCTTATCGAACTAAAGAAACAATTAGACGTTAAACAACGCAATCGTGATGCAAAAATAGAGGCATTAGAGTTTGCAAAGTTTCTTAAAAGACTATAATTTATAAATAATAACTATAAAGAGAAGGAGACATCTGATGTCCGAACTAGAACAAACCATTGAGGAACTTGAAGCGGAAGTCCTTGCAGAACTTGAGGAAGCTTCAGAAGCTCCTTTAGGTAAAGCAAAAGATTTAGGCTTAGGTTCTGATAACGCTGGAGATAGTGTCTCCACCGCTAAGAATAATGCACCAAAAAGTGCTGGTGCAGATAGCGCAGAGTCAGTTGACGGCGAAAAAGCCCAAGACCTCGGCGGTGCGAAACCAGAAGCAAGTGTAGAAAAAGGTGCTGACGAAGATCGTGCAGAGAAAGCGATTGGTAAGAAAGCATCTGCAGCTGCAAGTGCAACAAAAGACGCTCAGAATTCGGGTGCAAAACAGGAGCCTAAAGTGAAACAAGGTAGTTCAGGCGAAGCAACGCCAGGCGAAAGCCAGAAACTTGCTGCTTCCCATGAACCCGAAGGTGACGAGGTTCTTGAAGAGGCACCAAAAATGACTAAAGCACAACATATCGAAAATATCGCAAAGATGAAGAAAGGTGATATTGAAGAAATGCTTGCTGCTCACGCATCAAAACTCGAAGAAGCTGGTAATGCAGAGTCCGAAGAGGAATTGAAGAAACTCGAAGATGCGAAAGCAGAGATCGAAGAAAAAATTGCAAATATCAATGTTAAAGAAGACGTTGATGCTCTTGTTGATGGTGAAGACCTTTCAGAAGAGTTTAAAGAAAAAGCAGCAACAATCTTTGAAGCAGCAGTTAAATCAAAAATTCGTTCAGAAGTAGAACGTATTGTTGAAGAGTCTGCAGCTGATAAAGACGCTGAAGTAGAAACCTTTAAGGAAGAAATGACTGATAAGGTTGATACATATCTTAATTACGTAGTGGAAGAATGGACTAAAGAGAATGAATTGGCAATCGAGCGTGGACTTAAAGGCGAGATTGCAGAGGATTTTATCTCTGGACTGAAACAACTTTTTGAAGACCATTACATCGATGTGCCTGATGAGAAATATGACGTTCTCGAAGCACAAAGTGAAAAGATTAGCGATCTAGAGTCTCGTTTGAATGAAGAAATTCAAAAGAATGTCGAAGGCAAAGAAGTCAAAGACACTCTAGTACGTGAACAGGTTATATCTGAGGTTTCCGAAGATTTAGCCGATACCGAAATTGAGAAGTTTAAATCATTAACACAAGACGTAGAATTTGTTACGGAAGAGTCTTTTCGTGAGAAACTAAGTACTTTGAAGGATAGTTATTTCCCGAAAATGCAAGTTAATGAGGACAACTCTATTGATGATGTAGACGACAGCACCGCTCAGGACATTGATACGACAGATACCATGCGAAAGTATATGTCTGCTATCAGTCGTGATCAAAAGGCGAGTGCATAATATTATAAAAAACAGATGTAAATTTAAAAGGAGAAACTAATGTTTCAGACAGAACATCTACAAGAAAAGTGGCAGCCAGTCCTAGAACACCCTGATTTACCAAAAATTCAGGATTCTTATAAGCGAGCTGTTACTACAGTAATCTTGGAAAACCAAGAAAAGGCATTAAACGAAGATCGTATAATGCTTTCCGAAACTGCCCCTACCAACTCTACTGGTGGTGGTCAGATGGATATGTGGGACCCAATTTTGATCTCACTCGTTCGTCGTGCAATGCCTAACCTTATTGCTTATGACGTTTGTGGCGTTCAGCCAATGACAGGCCCAACTGGTCTGATCTTTGCAATGCGTTCTACATTTACTTCACAAG